TTTAACCAGCTCAGGATCAGGCTTGACTCGTTTGGCTCGCTTGGGTTTTGACTCGGTCATTGGATTTCCTTGGGGTAGGCAGTCTCCTGCCAAATGACCGTTTACACAAAACTAATTACACCCTCTCGTAAGCATCTTCCAGCGCGGTGAAGTCGAGTACCCGTATCTCTCTGGTGAGCCTGAATTGGCCGCTGATGACTTTGCCCCCGACCGGTGGCCTGAGTTCAGCAATGCACGTTCTACGTTCGAAAGCTCCATAGAACACCGGCACCCCGGCCGGACTCATGCGACCCGCAGGCGCTAGCTCCTTTGGGGGCGCGGCTAGTTGGCCACTGGGGTTGGCCAAAATATCCGTACTGTAGTCTTTCGGCGGAGTGCAGTCGCGTGCGCGGAAGATCGGCTTACAGTCAACTGGATTCAGCATCCGAACAACACCGGGGCCGAAGCCAACCACATGATAAGAGTCGATCCCCTCGAACAACCACTCCAAGAACTCTCTGGCTTTGTGATTGAAGAAGCGGCTTTTATGCATGAGTCCGTTTCGTAACTCGATCCAGTTTTCCTGCACTTCAAAGGGAAGATGGTTTTTTCTCGTATAGGCTTCCGCGTCGAAGAAACCCTCATCGCCTGGTGACTGATTCACCAGCCTCTCCAAGACATACTCGATGATTGGATCGTCGTCATCTTCTACCCGAAGGATTTCCCCAATGAAATAGCTGAGTGGGTCACCATGTTGCTCGGTGTGGCTGATGCGATCCCTGTCCATGTCCCAAATATCTACTAGGTCTCCGATCTCCACCGTATCGATCAAAATCTGAGCTATCTCATTGACTAATGTGTCCAGCTCAATCGATGAATTTTCCTTGCCGCAGTTCAAGCATTCGGCTCTGGCTTCTAACTGGAGAATTCGGTCCCGGAGAAAGTCATCATGTATGCATTCGCTGCAGATCGGCTCGAATATCTCGTCCATTTTCATCCCCATGTGCCCTTAATGCCGGGCCAACAAGCGTATTTATGCCGCTATGCGTCGAAAAGCGTTGAAGTCTTTTCTCGTGTCAACGCTTCCTCATGCAGAGCTGCGCGTTCTGCTTCATCAAACACACGCGCATCAAACAGGCCTAGTAAGTAGCCCTCGGCGAGGCACTTGGCTTGATCCATTTGTCTTTGCGTTTCAGCTTCGTCAATGGCTCGCAGCAACCAATACCAGCGCGCTTTCTGCGAATGGTTCATCCATTTAAGAGCGGCAAACGTGTCCGTCGGTTTCGTACTCATGGGCAGGCTCCTTGCCTAGTGGAGAAATTACAATCCCTTTGTAATTGCTGTACCGCTGGAGATACTACTCAAATTCTCCTGACCTAAAAACACTCTTTAAACCCGATTAAAAGTCCTGAGCCATCTATAGGCTCAGGCTGTGCGCATCACCTCCACGCAGCGTACAGCCATGAAACCACTGCATATCTTCAAATCCGGCAGTCACACCGCAATGAATGGCGTCAGCTTCGACTTCAGCGAGTCCGATCTGACCGCTACGGTGAACGCATATGACCCCGCATTGCACGAAGCCCCCATGGTCATCGGCCACCCAAAGCATGACGCCCCGGCCGCCGGCTGGGTCAAGTCGCTGACAGCCACAGCCCAAGGCCTGATCGCCGAGCCGCAACAAGTCGACCCCGCTTTCGCCGAACAGGTGGCCAAAGGCAGTTACAAGAAAATTTCCGCCTCCTTCTACGAGCCTGACGCCGCCAACAACCCCGTGCCCGGCGTGTACTACCTGCGCCATGTCGGCTTCCTCGGCGCCCAACCGCCGGCCGTAAAAGGGCTTCGCACCATTGAACTGGCCGACGGGGAAGAAGGCGTTATCGAGTTTGGCGACTACGGCCACGAACTCAGCTCTGACATGTGGCGCCGTTTCCGCGAGTGGCTCATTGGCAAATTCGACAAGGACATTGCCGACCAGGTGACCCCGTCGTGGGCCATCGACAGCCTCGCCGAAATCGCCCGACAACCCAAACCGGGCGATCAGCCCGCTTTCTCCGAGTCCACCCGTTCCACTGAGGTAACCAGCATGCCCGACCAAGACAACGCCGCCCTGGAGGCGGAGAACAAGCGCCTTAAAGCCGACATCGCCAAGCGCGACAAGGCTGCCCGCACCGCCGCGCAGGACGCTATCCACGCGGCGAACGCCGAATTCGCCGAGAAACTGGTGGCGGCGGGCATGAAACCGGTTCACGCCCCGGCAGTGATTGCCGCACTGGACTACGCCGACTCCAGCGTAACGCCGTTGGAGTTCGGCGAAGAGGACGACCGCGAGCCGTTGAGCGACGGCCTGAAAGCGATCTTCAGCGACCTGGCCGGCGGCGTCAGCTTCGCGGAGGTCGCCACCAAGACCCGTGCCGGCAAGACCATTCCCCAATCCACCAACCCATTGCTGGCCGACGCTGAAGCCCGCTCCAAACGATAGGAGGCCCCATGGCCACGTTTACTCAACCGAAAGATCCGGGCGACTTGCTGCTGGTCGAAGTCTGCCCCGGCTGGACGAAGGACAAAGTCACCCTGCTGGGCGGGGTGAATTACGCGTTCGGCCAGGTGTTGGCAAAAGTCTCCGGCAAGTACCAGGTGGTCGATCTTGCCGGCACTGGCGCGGCCAAAAAAACGGCGGCGGTTTTGATTGAAGCCGTGGACGCAACAGTCAGCGACCAGACGGGCGTAGTGGTTTCTCGCGGCGCCGTTGTCGATCTCGCCGAACTGGCTTGGCCGGGAGGCATCACCGAAGCCCAGAAGGCCACCGCCTTGGACGAACTCAACGCCCTGGGCATCGTTGCCCGCGCTGCCCTTTGATCTGGAGTACTCCATGAATCTGCAAGACATGTTCAGCGTTGCCAACCTCACCGCCGCCGTGAACAAGCTTCCCGCCATCCCCGGAAAAGTCGGCGCGATGGGGTTGTTTGATGAAAAAGGCGTCACCAGCACCAGCGTCATCATCGACGAGCACGAGGGCCGCCTGGTGCTGGTGCCCAACACATCGCGTAATGATGACCCGGCCCCAATCAAGGGCAGCAAACGTAAACGCCGCACCTTTGAAACACTGCACCTGCCGCTCAACCGACCGATCTTGCCAAGCCAGTTGCAGGGGGTTGCCGCGTTTGGCCAGGAAGACACCACCGCGCCTGTAGCGACGGTGATCAACGACAACCTGCAGGAGCTGAAAAACAGTATCGAAGCCACCCGTGAATTCCAACGAGTGGGCGCACTACGCGGCAAGCTGCTGGATGCGGACGGCGAAGTCCTGACTGACCTCTTCAAAGAGTTTGAAGTCAGCCAGAAGAAAATCACGGTGGCGCTAAGTAATGCCGGCACCAACGTGCGCAAGGCCTGCCTCGACGCCAAGCGCTTTTCCGAATCCAAACTGGGCGGCGTGATGGTCACAGGCTTCCGTGCGTTGTGCGGGCCGGATTGGTTCGACTCGATGATTGACCATGAAAAGGTCAAAGCCGCATTTGCGAACTACCAGGAAGCGCAGGATCGACTCGGCGGCGATGTGCGCTCGGGCTTCACCTTCGGCGGCATTGAGTTCATCGAGTACGACGTCACCGTCAGCGGCCAGCGCTTCATTCCGGCCGACATCGCCCAGGTGTTCCCGGTGGCCCGTGGCGTGTTCCGCATGTTCAACGCCCCGGCGAACTACAACGAAACCGTCAACACCATTGGCCAGCCGTTCTACAGCAAGGCTGAGGAGCGCAAATTGGGCAAAGGCTGGGATGTCGAAGCCCAGGCAAACCCGTTGGCCATGTGCCTGTTCCCGGAAGCCCTGGTCGAACTGAAGATGAGCTAACCCATGCGCTACTGCAACCGCGCCGATATCGGCAACGCCATCCCGGCGATGACGCTGATTCAGCTCTCCAACGATGACCCGGCCGCCATGCTGCCCAATGAGAACGTGATCGAAGACGGCGTGCGGCAGGCGGAAGAGCTGGTGGATGGCTACCTTCGGGGTCGTTACAACCTGCCGCTCGATCCGGTGCCGACCGTGCTGCGGGATGCAGTGGTGTATCTGGCGCGGCACTGGCTGTATCAGCGCCGGCCAGAGGGCGCGTTGCCCGATGCGGTTAAGGACAGTCGTAAGGACACCATCAAGCTGCTGGAGAGCATCCGTGACGGCGTGGTCACTCTGGGCATGCCCACGGGCCACGCCGCGCCGGAGCCGGGCGAGGTTCGTGTCCGCGTGCGCAAGCAGCAGTTCGGCGCGGACACATGGGAGCGCTACTGATGACCGAGGTAGAACTCAAAACCCAAACCGAGCAACTGATGGACGCGGTGCTGGCGCGTCTGCGCGGCGCCTTCAGTGACGAATTGATGGTCGAGCTGTTTCCCGAAAATCCAGCTCTATACCGGCTCAACCACCCGCGTGGATCAATTCTGCTGGCTTACGGGAAATCGACCTTCGGCGGATCGGAAAGCACTGGCGCGATCTTTCAAGCCCGCAACATGACGTTGCGGCTGACGCTGGTCTTCCGCCAGCTCAACGGCAAGGACGGCGTTGTCAGCTATCTCGACCGCATTCGTGCCTGCCTTACGGGTTGGTACGCGCCGCACTGCGACCAAGCTTGCCGCCCGATTTTCGAACATTTCATTGGCCACATGAACGGCGTTTGGCAGTACGCCCAGGACTTCGCCACTCGCTCCACCCAACTTCAAATTGCGGCTCCTGAAAGCGGGCCGCTTTTGACCGTTCCCCAATTTGAGGACGCCTCATGGAACTGACCCGTTATCTCTACAACGGCCCCCCAAGCGCCGCCACCCTTCGGGTTGGCGAAAGCCGCGAGCTGCTGGATGTGCAACTTTCGCCTGGCATGCCCGCCGAGTTGCCGCCCGAACATGAATACACGCTGGTGCTGTTGGAACTCCAGCATCTGGAGCTTTTGCCAGCCGAAACGAAGCGGGCCGCCAAGACCACTCCCGCGCCCCCAAAAGTCGAAAAGGAGTAACCCCATGCCAGCTAACTATTTGCACGGCATCGAGACTATTGAGGTCGAGCGTGGCGCTCGCCCGATCAAGGTCGTCAAGTCGGCCGTCATTGCCTTGGTCGGTACCGCGCCTATCGGGCCGGTGAACACGCTGACCTTATCGCTGAACGAAATCGACGGCGCGCAGTTCGGCTCCCACCTGCCAGGCTTCAGCATCCCTGAAGCGTTGGAAGGCATCTACGACTTCGGCGCCGGCACAGTGCTGGTTGTCAACGTCCTCAATCCGGCGGTTCACCGCACCAGCCTGACGGGGCAAGAGCGCACGTTCAACGACAACGATCTGCTGCAGCTGGAGCACGGCGCGCTGCAATCGTTGGTGTTGAAATCCCCCGAAGGAACGAACACCTACGCCAAAGATTCGGACTACTCGGTGGACATGCTCACCGGCCGCGTGAAGCGCATAGCCAGCGGCGTCATTCCAGCGAATGGGCCGGTAAAAGCTGATTACGCCTACGCCGACCCTAGTAAGGTCACGCCGGCCGATATCATTGGCGGCGTTACCGTTGCCGGAAAACGCACCGGCATGAAAGCGTTTCAAGACAGCTACAACTTGCTGGGCTTCTTCGGGAAAATCTTCATCTCTCCCGGATTCAGCACCCTCAACTCGGTGAGCGTCGACCTGATCGCCTCGGCAATTCAAGTGGGCGGCGTCGCGTACATCGACGCGCCAATCGGAACCACTGTTCAACAGGTTATCGCGGGGCGCGGCCCGGCCGGCGATATCAACTTCAACACCAGCAGTGACCGCGTGCGGCTGTGCTATCCGCATGTGAAGGTTTACGACGCGGCTACCAACGGCGAACGCCTGCAGCCTTTGTCGATCCGCGCCGCCGGCTTGCGGGCTAAGGTTGATAACGATAAGGGGTACTGGTGGAGCAGCTCCAACCAGGAGCTGATCGGCGTTATCGGTTTGGAGCGCCCGCTCAGTGCGCGGATCGATGACCCATCCAGCGACGTCAACCTGCTCAACGAAAACGGCATCACCACCGTCTTCAACTCCTTCGGCACCGGGCTACGCCTGTGGGGAAACCGGACGGCAGCCTGGCCAACCGTGACCCACATGCGCAACTTCGAAAACGTCCGGCGCACCAAGGATGTCATCGACGAGTCGATCCGCTACAGCTCGCTCCAGTTCGTTGACCAGCCCATAACCTCGTCGCTGATCACCAGCGTTACCGAAAGCGTCAATCTGCTGATTCGAAAGTTGATCGGCGATGAGGCGTTGCTCGGCGGCGAATGCTGGTACGACCCGGCCCGCAACCCGCAGACCGAGTTGGAGCAAGGTCACGTTCTGTTCAGTTACAAGCTGGGCATTCCGCTGCCGTTCGAACGCGGCACTTTTGAAACCGAAATCACCGGGGAATACCTGGTCAATCTGGGGGCACAGTAATGTCTGGCTTCAGCGCTCACCGCATTTCCAACGCCAACGTCTACCTCGATGGCGCCAGCTTCTTTGGCAAGCTGGAAGAGGTCGATCTTGGATCTATCAAAACAGTGACCAGCGACTTTCAAGGGTTGGGCATGGTCGGCCTGATCGAACTGCCGGACGGCATCGACAAACTGGAGGGAAAATTCATCTGGAACAGCCTGTACTACGAGGCCGCCAGCAAACTGGTGACGCCATTCAAGAGCGTCCAGTTACAGTGCCGCAACAACGTCCAGGTGTTCAACAGTGCCGGCCTCGTCGAGGAATTGCCGCTGGTCACTACGATGACCATCACCGGTAAGGAATACCAACTCGGGGGCCACAAGCCGCGAGATCCGACCAAGTATGAAACGCCGTTCTCAGCAACATATGTGCGTCAGGTTCTGAACGGGCAGGAAATCGTCTTGCTGGATTGGTTGGCCAACATCTTCAAGGTTGGTGGGCAGGATCAGTTGTCGAAATATCGGCAGAATATCGGTCAAGCTTAGGCAGAAAAAAAGGCAGTCAACGTTGAGATGACTGCCTTTTTTATTACTCGGTGAGTGCTGCCGGTACCGAGTTGTACAGCTTCAATGTTTGAAGGGTGGCGACGTAGTAGCCACCTTTTTCCCTAATAAAATTTTCAGCTTCCAGCCACTTTAACGTGCACTTCAGCACCTCCTCTTGAGGTGTGTTTTTATAGAATCCGATCATGCCGCTGGCCTGGTACTCACCCTTCGGCAGCTCAAATGTCTCAGCCGTGATCTGTACCGGCACGGGACACTCATTAATAACAAGCTCGATAATTTGTCGAGTCAACACATTGAATTGTTCCTGCTTACTGTCGCTCATACTCGCCTTCTCCATGGTGCTCAGATATCTCATTGAATGGATGATGTTAGGGCAATTCTCTGAGGCTTGCAGGCCTCTTTAAAGCCGATTAATAGTCACCGCCACTGCCGGATGCGATGCTCAGGACTCTTTTAGAGCAACCCTTTCTGGAGCAACGAATATGGCCGACCCACTCAGTTTCCCACTCAAATTTCCTTTCACATCCGCTTTGGGCACGCATCTCGCGTCGCTGCCTATCAAACGCCTCAAGCGCAAAGACCTTACCGCCGCGCACAGCTACTCGCCCAAGGACGAAGGCGCGCAGGAAGATTTCCTGTTCGCGAAAATGACCGGCCTGACTATCGAAGACCTAGGCGATTTGGATGTTGCCGACTCGAAAATTCTGTCAGCGGTGTTTCGGGAAATGGCGGACGGCGGAGACATCGCTGCAGTCCTGGGACGCGGCGATGTTGCTGATTCTGAGAATGCAGCCGTCGGAGATTCGCCGGCTGTCGATGGATGAGTATTGGATTTGGGTTGACGTGTGTCACAAAGAGATCAACCGGCGGATCGAACTCGCCGATAGATTGAACGGCCAATGATTGCGGCTAGACCCACCGCCAAGCCAGCCAACCAAGCGCCGCCCGCTGCGATAGGGGCGGCTACCGAAGCCAGCAATGGCAAGCCGATGCAGAACACGACGACCGCAGCCCACAACGGCAGGTGAGCCAGGCAAAGCCAGGCGAGCCCGATCACACCGGCGCCGATGGCCAGTGCATACAGAGTATTGGCGGTGCGTAGAGCGGTTTTTTCAAACATGCCCATAGCGTAGCAAACTTTATGGCTAACGAAGTACTGGTTGGACTGAAGATCGGGGCCGCCGTATCTGGCAGTCTCAGCGCCGCTTTCGGCTCTGCCAAATCGACCGTACAACAACTCGGCCGCGCCACCGATGGCCTCACCGCAAAGCAAAAACTTATCGGCACCGAACTGTCCGCCGCCCTTGCACGGGGCGGAACGGGCGTTGAACGGCTGCGCCGGCAATATGACCTGGTGGGCCGCTCAATTGACCAACTCAAGGTCAAGCAAGACCGCCTGACCGCAAGCATTGCGCGTGGTGAAACGCTAAAAAACAAACGCGGGGAACTGCGCGGGCAGGCGCTGGAAGTGGCCGGCACAGGCGCAGCGCTTGGCGCCCCAATTGTTCAGTCGATGCGCACGGCTATCGAATTCCAAGACCAGACCCGTGACATTGCCATTACCGGCGGGTTCGATGAGGCGCAGGAGAAAGGCCTGAGCGATGTCATGCGCGGGGCCGCGCTAAAGTGGAACCAGACCCAAACCGATGTGGCCAAGGGCACCGCCGTCTTGATTGCCGGCGGTATTGCAAACGTCAAGGAACTGGAAGCCTATGCCCCGGTAATGGCCAAAACTGCGACCGCAACGCGGGCAAGCATGGACGATCTCGGATCGGTGGCCATCGCGCTCAATGACAACCTCGGCATAGGCGCGGCCGGACTTGAGCGCTCCATGAACATGCTGGCGTTTGCCGGCAAAAGCGGCCAGTTCGAACTTGCGGACATGGCCAAATGGCTGCCCCAACTGACGCCCCAGTTTGCCGCGCTGGGGATCACTGGCGAGCGCGCCGTTGCCGAGATTGGCGCCTCCCTGCAGATTGCCCGCCGGGGCGCCGGTTCCAACGACGAGGCGGCCAACAACTTCAAGAACTTCCTTTCTAAACTCACCGCGCCCGAGACACTCAAGGCGTTTGAAAAGGCCGGGATCGACCTTAAAAGCAGCATGACGAACCTGGTCAGTGAGGGGCTTTCGCCGGCCGAGGCCATGATCAAGATTCTGACCAAGCACCTCGGCACCAAGGGGCCGGCCGCTGCCGCCGCCTATAGCAAAGCGCTGGATATCAAGGATCAGAAAGAGCGTGAAACGGCGCTGAGCCGGCTCGATGAGGCGTACAAGCTCGGCGAGCTGTTTGCCGACCAGCAGGTGCTGTCTTTCGTGCGCCCGGCGCTGGCAAATCAGAAGGATCTCGGCGGCATCAAGGAAGGCAGCAAGGATGCGGCCGATAAAGGCGTACTCGATCAAGATTGGGCCAAGCGTATGGGCAGCTCGAAAGAGCAGCTCAAGGAACTACGCAACAACCTGGCTGACATCGGCATTTCAGTCGGCAACGCTTTGTTGCCGGCAATCGTGGACGTGAGCCGAGCGGTTGTTCCGCTGATGCAATCGTTCTCCGCTTGGGCGGGCGAGAACCCCGCATTGATCAAGGGGATCGTTGGCCTGGTCGGCGGCCTGCTGGTTGGCAAGATGGCATTCATCGGCGTGGCCTACGGGGCCAACCTGGTGCTGTCGCCATTGGTGGCCATGAAGACCGCCATGACATCGTTGTCGTCCAAGTGGACGCTCCTGCAGGCGGCGTGGCACGGCGGCAAGTTTGCCCCGTTGATCAACGGCCTTGGCAAAGGCGCACAAGGAATGCGCGCCGCAGGACGTGCCGCCAGTTGGCTTGGCCGGGCCGCCCTGAACGATCTTCGCACGGCGCTTACCGCGACCGGCAGAGGCGCCGCATGGCTGGCCCGTGGCGGCGTGATGTTGGGCAAAGCACTGGGCGGCCAACTACTCACGGGCTTACGCCTTGTTGGGCAGGCCGTTTTGTGGATCGGCCGGGCGCTGTTGATGAACCCGATCGGGCTGGCCATCACCGGCATCGCTGTCGCGGCGTTCCTGATCTACCGCTACTGGGGCCCGATCAAGACCTTTGTCAGCGGCTTGTGGGCCGAGATCAAAGAAGGCTTCAGCGGCGGCATCTCCGGCATTGCGCAAACGCTGCTCAACTTCTCCCCGGTGGGGATGTTCTACCGGGCCTTCGCGGCTGTGATGAACTACTTCGGGTTTGAGCTACCCGGCAAGTTTTCCGAATTTGGCGGGATGATTGTTACCGGCCTGGTCAACGGCATCACCAACATGGCGGGCGCGCTGAAGGAAAGCGTGTTGGGCATCGGCTCATCCATTCAGGGCTGGTTCACCGAGAAACTCGGCATCCAGTCGCCAAGCCGGGTATTCATCGGGTACGGCGCAAACATCAGCGAAGGCGCCGCCATCGGCATCAGCTCCCAAGCGGGCCTTGTGCGGGACGCCGCGCTTGGCATGGCGGGACAGACCAGCGTTGACATGGCGCCGCCAAATCCAATGGACGTTTCCAGAGCCGGGATGATGGCGCCTGCCGGGGGCGGCCAACTGGGCGGCTCTGGTGGAACCGGCGGCCAAGTGAATTTTACGTTTTCCCCACAAATCACCGTTCCGGCCGGCGCCGGCATGGATCAAATCAATCAGGGATTGCAGGCCAGTTACGCCGAATTTATGCGGATGATGGATCGCTACATGCGCGACAAACGCCGCCTCAGTTATGGCTCTTCGGATGAGGTAACCGTTTAATGTTTGCCATCTTGGGGGACATCGAATTCACCGTTGCCGGCGGCATTACCGGCATGGAACAGAGCGGGACGGCTGACTGGGCGGAACATGCGCGGATTCAAGGCAAGCCACTACTGGAATGGATTGGCGAGGGGCTGGATGAATGCAATCTCACCATTGAACTGCACCCATTGCTCGGAGATCCCGAAGAACGCCTTCGGGCCTTGTGCCTTGCCAAGAGCAAGCACGAACCCTTGGCCTTTGTCATGGGCAGCGGCGAGTACCTCGGCCCCTATGTCATCTGCAACATGGGCAAGACGACGCGCCGAGCAACGGCCGTAGGCCAGGTGCAGGCCGCCACGGTTCAGCTCAGCCTGAAAGAGTACACCGGCGCCTTCACGCGCAAGGTTGCCCGGCCGGGACTGCTCGATCCGGCCGTAACCGGCACGGCCGCAGCCGGCGCCGGCACTCCTGGGCTGCTCTCGCGCTTGATGCCATCGCCCAGTACGACGCAGATGGTGCTGGGCCACGCCAAAACCGCGGGCAACATTTTGAAGGCGGGTCAGAACCTGTACGAAACCGTCAAGAGCGGAAACCCCTCGATGATCCTCGGCCAAGTGCCCCAGTTACTGGGCGTCACTGCGCGGGCTATAGAGCCGCTGCAGGGGCTGAAAGACATGGCCGGCTTGCTGAAGGATGGCGCCGATCTATCCCTCCTCGGCGAGGATGTACTGGGCGGCGTTATGGGCGCCAGATCGAGCCTCAACCCGGTCGACCTTGACAACATCGTCGAACGGTTCTCCGCCTCCAAGGATTCGCTCGACCAAGCGTTTACGAAGATGAGCGGCGCCAGCGCCAGGCTTTCGGGCTTGGCCGCACAAGTACTTACCCGGAGGGCATGATGTTCATCCCGCACACTACAACCGAGGGCCAGCGCTGGGATCAATTAGCCTGGCAATACTACGGCGATGCTCACCGTTACACGCCGATTATTGAGGCAAACCCTCACGTTCCAATCACCGCCGAGCTGCCCGCCGGTCTGACCTTGGCCATCCCGGTTCTTGAGCCAGCGCCCTCTGCAGAGGACCTGCCGCCGTGGATGCGATAAGCCCGACTCAGGTGCCCGAGGCGCGCTTTGTCCTCAACTACCAACAGCGCAACATCACCCGCAATGTCAGCGCGCATCTGCTTTCGCTGACGTATACGGACTTTCTCACGGGCCAGGCTGACAGCCTTTCAGTTGAACTGGAGGACTCCGAGGGCAAATGGCGTGACGCCTGGTATCCCGGCCACGGCGATTCTTTGAGTCTGGCCATCGGCTGGGAGGGCCAGCCGCTACGGGCGGTTGGTAGCTTTGAAATTGACCGCGTAGAGCTGAACGGCCCGCCCTTCACGGTGACCATAGAAGGTCTGGCCACGGGCATCAAAGCGTCCCTGCGCACAACGGAACACCGGGCCTACGAGAACACAACGCTGGATGCAATCGCCAATCAGATCGCCGAACGCCAAGGGCTGGAGCTTGTCGGCAGCATCGAGCCGATCAAACTCGACCGGCTGACTCAGCAAAACACCGATCTGGAGTTTCTGCGCGATCTTGCCGGGGAGTACGACTACGCCTTCAAAGTGACGGGTTCGCGAATGGTCTTTCATGCGATCAGCGAACTTGTCAAAGCCGCTCCGGTTGCCAGCTTTACCCTCGGGGATCTGAGCCGAATCAGTCTGCAAGATCAGATCAAGGACATTCCGCAGGCCATAGAGGTCAAGCACAAAGACCCCGCGAAAAAGAAGTTGGTGGCTTACAAGATGGAGAACGGCGAAACAGTTGCCGTGCCCAGCAGCGTGAGCAAAAGCACCACCAGCGGCGATACCAAAAAGAGCCGCAAACGCAGCGCGTCCGAGGATGAGGCCAAGGCAAAGGCCAAAGCAGAGCTAGCGAAGGCGAACCGCGAAAGGACAACCGGCAGTTGGTCGTCCATGGGCCGGCCCAACCTGTTCAGCGGGAACGTCGTGACCCTGGTCGCGGCCGGCATGTTGGGCGGAAATTACCTCATCAACTCGTCGCAGCACCGAATGACCAGGAGCGGCGGCTACACCGTGGAGCCTTCAACTTGCCGCGTATCGGCGCCTTCAATCGGACTGACGGCGGACAAGATCAAGCCAGATCTCGCGCTTTCGACCTACGGCATTCAAAACGAAACGGTGGCTTGACCATGGGGAGCAAATAATGGGCGTCCAGCTGGAGTACGGTGAAGTCAGCGCCGTTGATTACATGACTTGCCAAATACGTGTCCGACTGGATGATCGCGACGGCGTTGAAAGCTACTGGTTGAGCGTCCCCCAGCGTAATAGTCAGGGCACGAAGCGCCGCCCCTTAATGCCTGAACTGGGTGAGCAAGTCGCGATATTGCTGGACTCTGATGGCGTCGGCGGCGTCTACCTCGGCGGCGTCTACTCAACCGCAGAGCCGCCCCCGGTCACGGACGAAGATACGGACTATGTTCGTTTCAGTGACGGGACGACGGTCACCTACGACCGGTCCGAGCATGTCATGTCGTTGGTGTGCGTCGGGCAGACCAAACTCGTCTGCGATAAGGATCTGGATGTTCAATGCGGTATGCCCGTGACGGTTAAGGCGCCTTCGGTGACGCTGGACAGCCCGGACGTCAAGGCGACGGGCAATTTCGCGATTGCAGGCAATCTGGATGTAGGCGGCAACGTCAACGCCGCCGGATCTGTCATGGATGTTGGCGGCAACTCAAACCATCACTCCCACTAGCCCGCAATGACCGACCATTGTTTGATCCTCTTTAAACTCGATTAAAAGCCGCCGCCCGGCGGCTTTCGCATGATGGGCGCATGACGACGCCCATTCCCTACACCAACATCACCGCTGCCCACTGGCAACCCGCCCTCGGCACCCCGGGAGAGGTTGTCGAAGGCCTGCGCGATATCGACCAGGCAATTCATATCGTGCTGTCCACGCCCAAAGGCAGCGACCCGCACCGGCCTGAGTTCGGCAGCGATCTTCACCTTTATATCGACTGGCCAGAAAACCGCGTCACCCCGCACCTGGTTCGCGAAGCGGTCGACGCGATCCGCCGATGGGAAACCCGTGTCTCGGTCGTGAAGGTCGAGGTGATTATCGATGCCCCGCGGATCACGATGCGCGTGCAGTGGCGGGTAGCGGATGGCGTTCCACAGTTGACGGAGGTGCCCTTTGCGCGAGCTGCCTAAACCTATTTTTATCAACGTAGACCCCGCAGCAACCGAGGCGAAGTTGATTGCGCGCTATGAGGAAAAGTCAGGGAAGACACTCTACCCCGCGCAGGTGGAACGCCTTTTCATCGACCAGATAGCCTACGCCGTAACGCGTCAGGAGGCGGCCGTACAGAACGCTGGCCAGCAGCTCCTGGTACGGTTCGCGAAAGGCCCGATTCTGGATTATCTGGGCGAACTGGTAGCCACCCCAAGGCTATTGGCCGTTCCCGCCCGGTGCATGTTGCGCTTCAGCATGCCGGCGGCGGTACAACAGCCGTTGCTGATTCGCGCCGGCACAAAGGTCAGCACTCAGGACGGAAAACTCGTTTTTCTGACTGATCAAGACGTGGTCATTCCCGCCGGCCAAGCCACCATCAGCGTTACGGCGACGTGCTTGACCGCTGGGGTATTGGGCAACGGCTGGGCCGCTGGGCAAATCAGTAGTCTTGCCAACGCCCCGGCTGCCGGCATGACTGCTACCAACACAACAACGTCCGCCGAGGGCGCGGAGGACGAAGCGGACGATCGCTACCGCGAGCGGATCATTCTCGCGCCCGAAGCCTTTAGTAATGCCGGCAGCCGGGGCGCTTACCGCTATCACGCGTTGGCTGTGCATCAATCCATTACCGATGTAGCGGTTCACGGCCCCGATGAGGGCCAGCCGGATGGACACGTAGCGGTTTACCCATTGACGAATACGGGCCTGCCAGCCGCTGAGTTGTTGGAGCGCATGCAAAGCCGCCTCAGCGGCGAAAAAACTCGCCCGCTGACCGATACCGTGCACGCCTACAGCCCGGTTGAGTGGCCGTTTCAGATCAAGGCCCGCCTTACTTTTTATGTGGAAGCGGATCGAGCAACGGCGTTGGCCGCTGCCCATGCGGCTGCATATGCCTATGCACAGGATCGCCGGGCGGGGCTCGGGCGGGACATCGTTCGGGAACAGTTGACCGCTCTCCTGCAGGTGAGCGGCGTCTATCGGGCAGAGCTGGAGTACCCCGATGTGTTGTCGGTGCTCGAAACAAATGATTGGGCCAATTGCACTGCGATCCAGCTGATCGATGCGGGGGTGGCCATTGGTTAATCAACAGTTGCCCCCAGCGCTCGCGAGCGATGAGCGCTTCGCAACCCTGTGTGAACTGCTCCAAGAGTCGCTGGACGAGATCGATATCAACTCGATGCTCGTTTACTTGGTTGACCTGGTTAAACCAGCAATTTTGCCGCACCTCGCCGATCAGTTTTCGCTGATGGATGAGGTGGCTTGGCAACTGGCCGAATCGGTGGACGCCAAGCGAGACCTCATAAAAAACGCCTCCGAGCTGCACCGCTTCAAGGGCACGCCGTGGGCCATTAGAGAGGTCTTCCGGCTATTGGGCTTTGGGGAAGTTCGCATTGATGAAGGAGTAAGTCCGGCCGAAGGCGGCGCGCCTGTTTGGTCTCTCTACCGGGTCGCGCTCTTGGAACGAGTCATTACCAACGACCAGGCGGCCATGTTGCGCCGCCTTCTTCTTGCCGTCGCTCCAGCTCGTTGCCGGTTGGTCGCCCTCGACTACCAGGCTGTCCCGCTCCGGTACAACGGGTTGGAGAACTACAACGGTCAATACAATCACGGGAGCAGTAAATAATGGCAAACCTACCCGAACCGCCAGAGTGGCCGGATGGCGTCTATCAGATTGAGACGCCCGACCCCGTATTAGGCGGCCCCGATGGGATCGCCAACAAAGCGGCCAAGGCACTTGCGAGCCGGACTGTCTGGCTCAAGGCCAAGTTTGAGGGACTCGTTGAGGGCACCGTAATCGCGTTCAAGGCCACCAGGCTGGCAACGGCGCGCAAGTTATCCATCAGCGGGGCCGCGTCTGGGAACGCGTCTTTCGATGGCAGCGCGGACGCCAACATCGCCATAACACTTGCTGACAGCGGGGTAACAGCGGGCGTCTATCAGAAGGTCACCGTCAACGTTAAAGGGCTGGTGATAGACGGCGGCGCGTTGTCCAGTTCGGACATCCCGGATCTGGACTGGAGCAAGATAAAGACCGGCAAGCCCACCACGCTTGGCGGGTACGGTATCACTGACGCGCTCGGGATCAGCGGAACCGCATTAGCGGCCCGAAAGCTCGAAACAGCACGCAATATTTCCATCACCGGCGCGGCGAGCGGCAGCGCTTCATTTGACGGATCGGCGAGCGCCAACATTTCCCTAACGCTTGCCGATTCAGGCGTTGCAGCCGGTGCCTACACGAAGGTCACCGTCAACGCAAAAGGCTTGGTTATCGGGACTTCAGCGCTTACAGCAGCAGACATCCCATCCCTTGACTGGTCGAAAATCGGGACTGGAAAACCGACCACTCTCGCCGGCTATGGGATAGCCGACGCCTACACAACGGCGGGCACTCAGTGGGTGGTGAGCCAAGCTATTACCGACTTCTCTGCAACTAAAAATTTAGCCGCTCCAGCCTTTCTAAACGGGTTTTACGACGCCAATACGTCGCGCTACTGGACAGCCAACGGCAACTTGTATGTCTCCATCGACTTTGCGCGTGGAGTCGCGCTTGGCGCCCAGTCTGCCTTGCTGTGCGTCCTGCCGCCTGGGGCAAGACCTCGATTCAGATGTTGCGGTACCGGGGACTGGGTTACGTCGTCACCTTTGGCGTTTGGCTACCTCTCCTGGTCACTTGAAATCAACGGCTACCTGACGATCGACTTGTCAGTAGGCGCTACGAACGGAGCCGGTGGTTACCAAGCTCAGATTCACTTATGCACTCAGCTAGCGTGAAGGCAAATCATGTATTACATCCTCGATTCAAAAGGCGGGTTTCTTTACTCCGATGCCGACAATAAAAACTACCCAAACTGGACACTGATACCGCTTCCTCAACCTTGCTGGAACCCGCGTTTCGCCGGGGCACGGGATAAGGCAACAGGGGAATGGACGGGCATGTGGTTGCAGGACGGGGAGCCAGCCCCTACAGCCGAGGAGCTTTGTGTTCGGATCGACAACTACGCTGACGAAATGCGCCGGTTAGTTGCCGGCGATCCACTGCGGGCAGTTGAGTACGAGCGCGCAGCCGCTGAGGCCCAGCAGTTCAAGGACGACGGCTACCCGGACAATGCGGTACCGCGCACAGTGGCCGCGTGGGCAATCACGGGGCGAACCCCGCGTGAGGCGGCCGACAGCATATTGGCCGAGGCGGAACAGTATGCGGAGGTGTTGTACCAAATCCGCGAGCATCGCCTTCAGGCGAAGGAGTTGATCAAACAGAAGATCGCGGCGGGTGCCGCAGCGGAGGCCAAACAGATTGCTGATGATGCTATCAAGGCGATTCAAACGGCCGTTGCCGGCGTCGGCAACGCGAAGGGTTGACGATGAGTACCGTTCGGCTTTTGTTCAGTCGTTCGAAAAGCCCTTTGGGTGCCCTGATCTGCGCGGCCACCTGGTCACGCTGGAGCCATGTCGCCTTGGTTGACGGCGGCGAGGTGATCGAGGCGACCCCATTCTATGGCGTGCGCCTGATCAACCTTGACGAAGCCATCGGCCGGGCAAAAGAGGTCGCCATTGCCGAGTTGCCGGCCCGCGATCCGCAGAGAATCGTCGACTCCGCCCGCAGCCAGCTCGGTAAACCTTACGACTGGACTGCCGTTCTCGGCTTGGGGCTACGCCGCGATTGGCAAGGTCGGGATGCTTGGTTCTGTTCCGAGCTGATCGCTTGGTCAGCGGCCGAAGCAGGTGAGCCTTGGTACCGCTGTGAAAGTCTGCGCCGGGTAACGCCGCAGCATTTATGGATGCTCCCGCCCGTGGGCGAGCTGTGTACGTGGTGAGATAAAAGAGGGCGACCGGTTCAGATGTTCGAGCACCTGAACCGGCCGCCAGTAGGCAGATGTAGCCTGCGAACCGGCCTAGGCCCCCTCGCTCGCGCGAGCGGACGGGAGCCTACCAGAAGTGCAAAAGGTTTGCAGATGATGCAAGAAGTCCGTTGTGGTCAATGCCGTAGGTTGCTCGCGAAGATGTTGCCGCCGAGCGAGGTTCAAATAAAGTGCCCCCGCTGCGGGGCTATCAACCACCAGAAGGCCGTGAGCCTCGTTTCTCAAGCGCCGCCGAGCGCCGATGATAGAGGCTGTCATGGAAAAGCAACGCAAAGCCCCAGGCCGTAATGGGTTCAAGTACAAGCCACAATTTGGCGTCATCGTGGTTTGCCCCAATGAATCAGAGCAGCAGAGCGCCTTTCAACAGCTCAAATCCCTCGGGTACAAAGTCCGGGTGGTGTGCGTATGAAGGTTCAGGTATCCCACCGCTGTTCCGACTTCGATAGCTACCGGGCCGCACGGGTTAAATCCTTGTTCAACGTGGAGTCAGGTTGTGACGTCGATATCGCGGCCGAGCTGCCGATTGAGGATCTGCCATGGAAAATCGGCGTCATCGTTGGGCCGTCAGGCTCCGGAAAGACGACGCTGGGCAAGGCCATTGGCTCACTCTACGCTCCCCGCTGGCCAAAGAACCTGCCCATGATTGACGCGATTGACCCGATGGGTTCATTCGATGACGTGACCGGGGCCTTATCGGCCGTTGGGTTGGGCACAGTGCCGGCGTGGCTTCGACCGTTCGCGGTGCTATCCAACGGCGAACAGTTCCGAGCGAACCTGGCCAGGCTTGTTTGTGAAGCGCCTGGCATGGCTGTCGTCGATGAGTTCAGCTCAGTAGTAGACCGGCAGATCGCCCGCGTGGGCGCCGCTGCTTTCGCCAAGGCTTGGCGCCGGACGTCCGGGCGGGTGGTTCTCCTTTCCTGCCACTACGACATCCTTGATTGGGTGCAGCCTGACTGGGTTTACGACACCGGTACCGGCGAATTTCATCGGGGGTGGCTTCGGCCAAGACCAAGCTTTGAGCTTGAGGTCCGCGAGGCTAAGCAGCGCGACTATGCCCTGTTTGAGCCGCATCACTATCTGAAGCTGCCGCCGATGGTCGCTTCCACCCACTATGTTGGCTGGGTCAACGGGGAACCGGTGGCCCACATCGCGTTTTCGACCCGGCCGGGGCTGATCGAGGCGCGGGCGTGCCGGCTGGTGGTGATGCCTGAGTGGCAAGGCGCCGGGGTCGGGATGCGCTTCCTCAGCGCCTTGTGCCGCCAGTGGCTGGAGGGGAGCAACCGCTACGGGCGGCCGCTGCGCACGCTCTTCCATACCAGCCACCCCGGCCTCGCGGCGGCACTTCGCAGGGATGAGCGGTGGACGCAGGTCTCGGCCGCCTTGATCGGCGGCAACTACGCAAAGAGCCGTCAAAGCCTCAAAGAAAGTAACCGCCGGCTCGGCCGGCATTCCAATGCCGGCAGCGGTTTCGGCGGCCACTTTCGGGCAGTTCAGGGCTTTCGTTACCTTGGGGAGAACGCATGCGAGTAG